GCCGGTGGCGCCATTGGCCACGTCGGTCACGGCCACGCCGTGGAGATCACCCACCTGCACCAGCTGGCCGCTGGTGATGGTGGCGCCGGCGGTGAACTCGATGTACTTGCCGTCTTGGACGTAGTTCTTCATGGGATCAATGCGAAGGGGTCAGGGTTGGGATCAGACGTTCTTGGAGCGGTAGAACCCGCGGAAGTCCTTCACCGCAGCGCCGAAGTCAAATCGGGCCAGCAGTTCCACACCATCGGGGTCGCGCTTTTCGGTGGTTGTCACCGTGGGACCTTCTTCGCCGGCCAGGTAGCCGAACACGATGCCCTCCACAGCGCCGGGGCTCACGGCCAGATACCACACATCAGCAGCACCGTCGAGGCGAGGCTCAACGATCAGCTCCATGTTGGCGGTCTGGGCATTCACCACAGGGCCGTTGTCGCCGGTGCGGGCGGAAGGTGCGAAACCGGACGGGAACAGGAACTGCAGAGCGGTGCTCTCCAGATCCGTGGGCACCATCAGATAGGAAGGCGTGAGGTTGATGGTGTTGCCGGCCAGGTCGGTCTGCTTGCGCATGGCCTTCTTAGCGGTGTTGAACCCGCTGGTGGTAATCGCCAGGCCGGTGGAGCCGCCCATGTTGTTGTGGGCTGCATTGAACAGCGCCACGCTGTCCACGCTGGTCACGGCGTTGCCGGTGATCAGGCCCCAGATGATGTTGCTCTCAAGGCGGCGGAATCCGCGGCCGAGCATCTCAGGAACACGCTCCAGAGCGCTCAGATCATCGTTGATGATGGCCTGGCGGGTAACGGTCACCTTGCGGGCGTAGGTGGCCAGCTTCCAGGTGTGCTGGGCCTCAACCAGAGTGCCGGCCTTGTACTCGCCGCCTTCGAGCAATGCCTCAGGGGTGAGTGCGCCAGCCACGATCAAATCGTTGGCGTTTTTGAAGTCGGGCAGGTTGCGCTGACGGGCGATCGGTCGCCAGGTGTGGGGCTCCTCCTGATAGGCAGCGTCGAGAGTCTTGCCGGCCAGGTTGGAGAACAGCAGCGGGAAGTCGCTGGTGCTGTGGAAACCACGGCTGACCAGTTCGGTCTTGCTCATGCCCCGGGTGTTGGTGCCGCGGGATTCCAGATACTGGCGGGTCAGTTCCAGCAGGGTGTAGGAGCGGAACTCGCGGCCCAGGTCGGCGTCGTCACCCTTGAGGGTGCCGGGACGGATGCGGGCTTCCAGGCCCAGGCTGATGCCGCGCAGCAGGGTGTCGCCGCTGTCACGGGTGACGGCGATCTGGGCGGGATGGCCCAGAGGGGCGGGGCCGTCAGCGGCGCGGGTGTCGCCGCCCTCAAGGCGCAGGCGCATCAGGCGCACGGCCTCACGGCTGCACTCGGTCACGGTCTTGCCGGAGCGCACCAGCTCATCGGTCTGGGCGTCGGTCAGGCCAGCATCGCGGCCGAGACGCAGGATCTCGTTTTCGCGGCGGAGTTCGGAAGCGGTGCGCTGCAGCTCGGTGTCTGCGGCGGCCACGGGGGCGGGGGAAGGGGAAGGATCGGCGCTGCGCTGAGCGTCGATAGGCGCCGGGTCACCCCCGGCCTTGGTGAGGTCTTCGGTCATCGGGGGATCAGCGGGATTGATCGTGTGCTGTTGGTCGCCGCGCATCACGGCATGCGTGTCCTGCCCGATCGGCACCAGAGAAACCAGATTCGGTTCCCAGTCGGTGCCGATCAGCAGGTTCCTGGTGCGGTCTTCGCGGTGCCGGTAGATCCGGGCATCCACAGAGAACCGAGCCGAGCCGGTCCGCAGCCGCGGCAGAGCGATGTCCATCGCAGCGGCGGGGCCGTCCACTACCACCTCACCGATCAGCTCGGTAATGCCTTCGTCGTTCCGCTGCAGAGACAGGTTGGTGACCGCGCCCCAGATCGTGTCTGAGCTGCGCTTGTGGTCGTAGTCCGTCGGCAGCGGCCGCTTAGGCCACCGGATCGCTTCGTTGGTGTGGAGCAGCTGGAACCCATCACCAACGTCGGCGTCCGTCGAAATGACGATCGTCGCGGTCCGAGTTTCCTCGTTCCACGAGTTCGGCGCCAGCAGCGCCATCCGTTGGATCTGTTGATGGTCCATGCCTCAGGCTAGGGAGTTACTCCTGAGCTTCCGGTTCTGCGTCCTCGGCAGGCGCGGCGGTGCGGCCGGCGGTGGCCGTCATGCCATCCACGCTCAGCGCCAGGCCCTTGCCGCGGGCGTCGGCCATGTCGGTTTCCAGCTCGGCCATCACCTCGGCCGGGATGAATCCGAGGCTCCGCTGCACTTCGCTCAGGCTCATAAACCCAGCCTTCACACCCTCGATCAGCGCCGTGATCTCCTTTGCCGGGTCCACCAGTTCGCGGCGCGGCGGGGTCCAGATCATCCGGCGCGGGCCGCGCGCCTGAGATAGGCGGGCGGCCTCGTTGAACCACCGATGCACAGGATCAAGCACCTGGGGGATGGTGACATTCCAGCGCCAGGCCGCCACGTTGCGGTGGAACTCCAGCCACCCCATGCGGGCGCTGCTGAAGTTCACGTCCGACAGGATGCCGGTCAGGGCTTCGAAGGTGATGCCGTAGCCCGCCGCCACCGCGTGGAGGTGGTGTTTCTGGTGGCTCACGTAATCCGGCGACTGCGGCGGGTTGGCGAAGGTGATCTGCTTCCCGTCCGGCAGGATCTCGATCGCGCCAGGCTCCAGTGTTTCAGTGAGCGCTGTGGTGGTCGCCGGGTCGCTGGGCTCGTTGCTGTAAACAAACGCCGTGAAACAGGCCGCGATCTTCGTTTTCAGCAGCATCGCCTGGGTGATGTCGTCAATATCCCGCAGGTGGAGCAGCACGGCTGACCCAAAAGGCACGCCGATGGCCTGCCCGGGGCGGTTCACTTCGTAGGTGTGGATGATCTCCGACGCAGGCACGAAGTCGCTCTGGATCTTCACCCCGTTCCATTCGGTCTCGCCCGGGTGGGTCTGCCGGATCCAGTAGCCCTCCAGCCGGCCGTCGCGGTCGTACTGCTGGCCGAACTTGATCCGGCTGCCGTCGTCCCGGCTGAAATCCAGCATGTCGGGCTCCATCACCTGCAGCCGCAGGCCCACCAGCCCCTGATCAGCCATACGCTCATCCATCCGGCGGCGGATCAGGCAGCTGCCGCGCACGGCGGTCGTTCTCGCGATCAACGACTGCAGGCCGTACCAGTTCAATTTCCCGGCGTAGTCGCACTCGATCGTGTCCGCCCAGTCGTTCCAGGCCTGCTCATACCGGCGGCTGCCACCCTGCGGGCTGCCGATGATGCCATCCCCCACCCAGTTGTTGACGATCACCCGAACCGCACGATTGGCCCAAGGGTTGGAATCCACCAGATCCTGGTGCCGGCGCGTCAGCAGCCGCCAGGCGGTGCGGATGTCAGCATTGGGCCCGCCGTTGCGGGTGTACCAGTTCTCTGTGCGCCTGGATTCCTTTGCCGACTCAAACGCCCGCAGGTGGGTGATGGCCAGCTGTTTCTGTGCATCCTTCAGCGCCAGCTCCAGCTGATCGCGGGTGGGTCGCTTGGCCATCAGTCCCTCTTGAAGCTGGCGTAGTGCCGGCGGCGGCCGGCGCCGGCGATGCCGAGCTCCTCTTCCATGGTCGCCTTGAGTTTCATCATGTCGGTCAGGTTCCGGTACGAAACCTGCCGGCCGTTGCTGCTGACGGTGGTAACGCCCTCGGCAATCGCAGCCACTAGGTCGTCGTACTGCTGCTGCGTGAATGCCATTGGACACCTCCTAGGTCAGGCTACCGAGCGAGCCAGGTTCCCTTGCGGCGCTCGACGGCGGCAGGGGCGGCAGGGGCGGTGAGCTGCTGCGCGAGGCGATCCCACATCGTCCCCCGGGCGTACCTCCTGGACACCAGCTGCAGCGCGGCATAGGCCATCCGCGTGCAGTCGCCGCCCTCGTCGCGGCTGCCGGGTGGGCACTTCCATTCGTAGACCGTCTGGCCAGCTTGGCGCTTGGGCAGCTTCTTCCACGGGAACACCTCCGCTAGGAACTGATCAGTCGAGGCCTCGCCGAAGTGCAGATAGCCAGGCCCAGGTGTTTCCTGTCTCAGCCGGCCCTGCAGGTGCTGAATGCTGGTGTCATAGCCCACCGGATACAGCAGAACATCACGCCGGGTGGAGGCCTGATTCTTCCGGTCAACAAACACAGCCTTGCCCTTGTCAATCAGCGGCCGACCCTTGCCTGAAATACCCTTCATGGGCGCCCACTTGCCCGCTCGGGTGCGGCACCAGTCGCGCACTTCCTTGGTCGCCAGGCCGCCATCGTCAATCCCGCCAAGGGCGATCTGCAGCTCTACGCCATCCTCCCGGCGCCAGC